ATTAGTACCCAATTTGGTGTGGAAGGATCCTCGATGATCGACCTTAGCTGCAGTAATGTAGTTGAGTGGTTTCAATCATGGCACGATATCGTGTCATGGTGGACCAGAGGCTCACAATTGTCCACTGTCCATACCGTAGAGCGAACCTCTTTCGGTCTGTGGTTAAAATCGTTACTGAAAAGAAACGGTATTGTGCATTTACTTGCACGATTAAAAATCATGCTTTTTGTGGTAAATGCCTATCTAGGTGGGCGCAAGCTCACTTCAACCCAAGATTTGGGTTTTAGAATCCGTTTAACAAACGGACTCCCCAGGTGTTTACCTCTATTTGTGAGATCCGGTATCCGTCATGGAAACCGGCATTACATCCGAATTTGGACGTCAATGTTATTCTCCTATAAAGGAATCCTTGGGAAGTGGCAAGAGCCAGACCTTTCCAAAGGTTCAATCACTTCACCACATCCTGACATCCTAGGATCAAGACACCTCAACGACTTCACTGATTTTAGTAAGGTCTTTTGGCGTGTTCTCTTTACCCTTCTGTCATTGAAACGACCATCATTGAAAGTTACAAACACCTTCTTTTCGACTCATGCTGGACCTAACCATCCGATTTCTATCTTAGGTGCTGGTTTTGATGCATACCTTTGGTGTGCATTTGATCAGTTCAGGACGCAAGTCCCCCTAACGAAAGAAGGGATGGATTTCCAGATTTTGATACAACGGGTAACCGGTGTATCTCGAAATTATATTCGAGAGTGGTTAGAGGCGACCGGTCAATCTGATATTCTTTTGAATTTTAGAAAGACCGCGAAAATGTTTGCTCTGAACATGATGATTGTAAATCATATGACAGATTGGGCCAAATTGTTCACAATCAAGGTCCCCCGATATTCCATGTCTAAGGCTGTCAAAGACAGAATTAGACGGTGGAAAGGTCGGATCCCTGATTGGTCAATTGTTCCGCTCACAGAGCAGACAACAGAACTTCCACTGTTTAGCAACTTTTGTTGGAACCACCTAGGGTTAAACCTAGGAGGGGTTCGTTTCCGAAACCCCACCCTTCAACGTCTCCATAATCTTTATGAAGCCGCAGGGAAGGTTCGTACCATAGCCATAGTCGATTACTGGACAAATTTTGTCCTTAAACCTCTCCATGACTGGATGTTTAATGTGCTAAAAGGGTTACCTCAAGACGCCACTTTCGATCAGGAAGGACGTGTGAGGGAATTCTCGACTCGTGGATATTCAGAAATATGGAGCTATGACTTAAAGTCAGCCACGGATTTGATTCCGTTGGAGCTTTATAGATCTTTATTTGGTGATGTTTTACCAAATAAAATCCTCAACCTTTGGCTAGATCTCCTAGTATCCCGAGACTTTCAGGTTCCCAAGTCAACCATCAAGGCCTACAAAGATTCTCCTCGAACGATACGGTACACTACAGGACAGCCGATGGGCGCTTTAACTAGTTGGGCATCAATGGCTTTGGTTCACCATGCTTTGGTGTTGTTCTCAGCGGTCCGAGCTGGAGTTGTTACTCCTTCTTCGATCCTAGACTTCAAGGATTATATGGTTCTTGGAGACGACATTGTTATAGCTAACTCCTCGGTTGCTTGGAGTTACCGCAACCTTCTTTTAGAGTTACACGTCCCTCTTTCCTTATCAAAGTCGCACATCTCATCGCATGGGATGTTTAACTTTGCTAACCAAACGTTTGTAAACGCTCTTAATGTTTCACCTGTTTCCCTAAGGGAAGAGATAAACATCTCGAGCCTAGCCGAAAGGGTAGAATTACTCTTCCGGTTACTAAGACGTGGATGGAAGGAAATAGGATCGCGTGCATGGGTACGTTCAGTAATGAAAATACTCCTGCCTGCGCGAGTATGGACGCTCCTTCAACCTGAAATCAGGTCTCGGAGAGTACCTCTAATTGTTCGGTGGATCCTAGCTACCATCTTGACTCCAGGCACAAACCGATATGGTTTCGCTGGGTTTAAAGGTGTTAGCCTAGAGACGTTCCTCGGAGCTTCGCTCCGGAGAGGGGATCTCTGGCAGTTCAAGATGGAACACATGGGTAACTTACTTGATCGAAATCGTTCAGGTAAGCTGCTAGTTTCCATCCTAGGAAAATATGTCAATCGTGTCTATCGAGAATTCCTTAACAGTCGTGAACGACTGAAAGGAGCCAACATGTGGATTACACGTGTTGTCTCGGTGGACTTAGAGTGGCTCTTCTTACGTGTGTTTGAAGACGCACGTACGGCTGCGCTACAGCGCTGGCAGGCTAAGTATCGCCTACCTCTCAAAGAGATTCAAGTTTGTGCGAATATGCCAAACTTTACTCCCGATGATTGCGCTATAGGTACCGACAAACCGTGGGAGGACTTAGTCCTCTTTGTGGCTGAAGCTGAGAGTTCACTCCCTCTAGTGCCTGACTTTAGTCAGCACGTTCTTGAGGTATTGACTTCCTTAGAGGCGGGATCTGGTGAAAGGGCTGCTCCAGGTGTGATGGCAAACCGTACGGCCCGTGATTCGTTCCTTCGAGTCACAAATCTGCTCGGTATGATTGATCACCTCGGACCCGGTGGGACTCCTGGCTTTGTGAAGCCTGGGGATATACCCCAATCATCTGAAAATCCTTCAGACAAATAAGAATCCCCGAGTCTCGGTTCTCGCAATAACCTGAGTAGACAGTAACGTGTCGATGGACG